GCCGACTCAAAGAGGAGTCTGTCGCATTTCCAGCACCTTTGGAACTCGTCTGTCGTTGCGTTTCTGCCATACGGGTCTACCACTCTCTCTGGGGGAGCCAATGGCTCCGTGGTTATTTCCTCACTAGACATCGGAAATTCGCCGATAATAGTGGTCTTTGTTTTGGGTCTATCCCCAATGGATTTACACTACCCATTGGCTCTATACGCAAAATCGTGACACCTGAAATTGTGACATCAGTTACGGATGCAAGCAAGTTTCGAATCGCATCAATTTTGTCTCGCGCCGTTGGGTAATCATCTTTGCCAGCGCGGGAAATAATTTGAATCATTGGGTAGTCAATAACAATTCCGCCTGTACCCATAGTGAAGGCTGGAGGTGAACCAGCGTTCTCGTAGACGGCTGTGCAGACATCTGGAGACTCTGGCAATGTGGCTAAAAACAAATTTGTTCCAAGGGTGCCTTGGGTGTTGGTGACCAAGTAATCACCAATGGATTCTAGGATTGTTGCCATCAGACTGCTCCGTTCTTTCTAATGAGGTCAATGATACGCCGAGCCATATTTGCCTGAATTGCTGGCAATCTCTCCATAAAAGGTTGCTCCAGATATTTAGCCTGTGTCGGTGCATTGTGATAGTTGCCTAATATCTCATGGACATACATGGCGTATGGAGCCGCTGGTCCACCAAAGAAAATATCAACTCCGATACCCGAAGGCATATTCATGGGGGCTGAAACTCCGCCTGAGCCACGCAAAGCGCCTGTATCAATAGGTGTCAAAACCATTGCTTTAGCAAAAATCATGTTGGCTTCTTCAAGGATTACTTGACCGACTATCTTGCCAGCATCTCGACCAGAGACTTCCAGCATATTGCGAAGTTCGCGAGCGCCTTCCAACTCAAAGGTAAAGGTCTGAGCCATGGTTATCGCCCGAAGCGTATGACTGTGTGATGCGCTCCATTTTCATCCGCGATATTGTCTACTGCATTGATAGTGAAAGTATCTGACCCAACAACCATTCTGTGTCCAACTGTGATGGTTGTCCGCGGACCATTAGTGATGAAGCGACCAACATCGGTCACTTCGATTCCTTGAACATCGCGTGAACGAACTGTGTCATAGATAAGGCGACCAGTAGCAGTAACAACTGCTCCGCCAAAAGTAGCCTTGTTATATTTATCAACTGCGCTTTGAGCCGTGAATACCACGGTATCGGTCATAAACTCTGCGACTTTTGAGTAGATAGCATCTGCCATGGCTATCCCCCTACTCTACGATGCGTGTTTCGTAGTAAGAGTTTGGATTGTCCATTGAGCCAACTACAAAGTCTGTATTGAAGTCAGAAGTGGTCTTGTCATCTGTAGATTTGATTGCATCCGCCTTCGCCCACATTGTAGGTGGAGCCTTACGCAATTTTCTGGCTAAGAAAGAATTAGCAAGGTCTTGATATTCTTTGCCTTTTGCCGCATAAGACTCGGAGACTGAAATATCTCCTACGCTCTTTGATGTGCTATCGGCTAAACGGGTAAAGCGTGAAACTAAAACCTCGCAGGAAGCACGGCATATTTCATAAATATTTGTTCCCCACTCAGTAATAAGATAATCCAACTCCTCATCAGAAAACAAAGCATCGGTTGATAATGTGTCATTGAGAAGAAAACGCACCTTGTTACGGGTGCTTGTAGTTGGGTCTCCTGAATAGGTAAAAGTCATTACATACCGCCGAGTAACAACATGGTTGTACGAGCAAGATTTAAGGTCTGCTTTACATTGACTGCATCGGTATCTGTTGATTCTGAGGCATCGCCAAGACCTGTAATTTTGTAAGTTCCAGCCGCAAGCGCATTGCCTAGGGTTCCGCTAGTAATAGTTGAACTGGTAATGGTTGCGCTAGTTATTGCTGTGATTCCCGTTAGGTTTCCAGATGTAATAACTGTTCCGCTTACATTTGGAAATGTAATTACGCGGTCAGCCGTTGGGTCTACTACAGTTAAAGTTGTTTCAAAACCATTATCTGTTGAACCCTCAAAATTTACTTCAGTCGGAACTTGAATATTTCCAGTAAAAATTGCTCCTGATAGGGTTGCATAACTATCAAACTTTGTATCTACATCTGTAGCCAAGTTCTGAATATCTGTATGAATGGCAGGGTTATCTCCTGCGCTTGGATAGCGCAAACCTTTAGTTGTTGTACCTGCCATTTTGAACTCCTATTGGGTAATTAGATTACGAGAACTGCGGCTTCTTCGGCTGTCAAAGGCTCGCCAGCAACTAATTTTGCTTTAGCAGATACCTTGAGAGCCTCTTTTGCAGCGGCTTCCGTTTCGCGGGCAGCCTGTTCTTCAGCGTATGCAGCCGCATCTTGGTCGCGCTGAGCAATCTCAGCGGGTGTTAAATCAATATATTGCTGAGTTCCAGCGGCAACATCTACTACAAGTTTCTTAGGTACATCTGACATTATTCTTCTCCTTCAATTATTACATGGGAAGCATCTGAACAAGACCAAATGCAAGTTTCCTCGTCTAAGGTTACCTTATCGGGGTGACACTCAGGTTTTGGTGCGATGAAAGCATCACGCTCTTCATCGTAAGACATCCCAATTCCCGCATAATTTTTGCGGATGGTGCCGTTATATGAGGTCTTGACCCAAGTACCGCCAAGACTATTCATAAAGGCTTCGCCTTCATCTGCCTCGCTGTTATTCCCAACGAGTACACGGAGAACAATGTTGTTCTCATCTATTTCTGCCCAATGTGACATATTTTTTCTCCTTTATACCATTGTGTAACGAACAATAATAATACCTGACGCGCCGTTGCCACCAACACCAGCATTTGAACTTGCACCGCCGCCTGAGCCAGTATTGGCTGTCGCAGAGACACCATTTGATGCTCCGTTACCACCACCACCAGAACCACCTGTGCCAAAAGTTCCAGCAGTATAAGGAGCACCACCGCCACCTCCTGCAAAATAACCACTTACACCCGTATTAGTTGCAGTTGTAGTTCCTGAAAAAGAACCATACCCAGCGATTGTATTCAGACCAGCACCAGCATTACCGCCAACTGCAGCAACTGCTGCTGTACCAGCACCACCAGCACCGCCACCTCCACCTCCAGATTGGGAGGTCGTGGGTGAACTGTCTCCGTGACCAGCACCGCCAGCATTTCCTTGACCAGATGTAGCCGTACCTCCAGCATCATCAACACCAGTTGTTTTTCCGCGACCTGAACCACCACCACCAGAGCCACCTGCTCCACCAATACCTGAACGAGTACCAGCGCCTCCACCTTTAACCAAAGTCAAAGCGCCGAATTGTGAATCTACACCGACTGTTCCTGAGGTATTGAGAGGTCCACCTGCGCCACCTGCGCCAATTACCGCTGAATAACTTTGAGCAGTCAATGATTGAGATGTAAATGGTAGAAGTCCACCAGCACCACCACCGCCACCCGCATCAGCACCGCCACCGCCACCGCCAGCAATCACTAACATATCGCAACTCAGAGCCTTTAGTGGAGTAAATGTTCCTGAACTCAAGAACGCGTGATACCAGTAAGTACCATCATTAGCAACGATGTTTCCACCTGTTGCGAATGGGGCGGTTACTGGAGTTGTTCCTAGTGCGGCTAGAGCGTAGAGGGAGAAGGTTGAGTAGGCAACAAAAGAACCGCTACTTGGAGCAATGGCAATAGAAGTAATTGCTGAAGTAGAAGTAAAAGACTGCGTAGAAATAATTTGATAACCTTGTGAACTGTTATTTTCATTGACAGAATCTATAGAAATAATTTTATTAACAGCACTTGTGTAGTTGTGAAAATATACATCACAGTTACTAAATACACTTGCCGTATAAGAGGACTGATTTGATATTGGTCCGCCGACTGATGAATCTGCCGCTGTGGCAGTACCGTTTCCATATAATCTGTTACTTCCATTTTTTGTAATTGAACCATTTAGCGTTATTATACTATCTTGGTCTGCAACGCTTAGACGACTAGACATAACAATTTTCAAATCAGTATAACCAGTCTGCGGAATGTTATCAAAGGTTACAGATGCGGCTGTTTGAGACAACTCAATAGTCTCTAAGAGAACATAATTTTCTGCCATTTGTTTATCCCCTTATGCCTTTGTGTATCTAACAATAACAAGACCTGAACCGCCAGCGCCGCCAACAATAGCGCCACCTGTACCACCACCGCCACCACCACCGCCCGTATTTGCGATTGCAGCAGAACCTACGGTCGGAGTTCCAGCACCGCCAGCACCACCACCGCCAGCACCACCTGTGGATTGAGTGCTTCCTGTAAATGCACCACCACCGCCTCCGCCAGCATAATACTTATTGACACCTGTTCCAGTTGCAGTTGCAAATGCCGTAAGTTCTAAACCTGCGCCACCATTACCTGCGGTTGAGGCAGTTCCCGCAACTCCAACCGCTCCTGCTCCTCCTCCACCACCAGCACCGCCGTTTACGACAGAACCGATACCACCACTAAAGCCTTGTACTGGACTTGCAGTCCTAGTACCAGCGGCATTACTTCCATAAGCACCACCACCGCCGCTTGAACCACCAGCACCGCCGACTGCTCCTCCATTACCGCCACCACCACCACCTGTTGAGGTAATTGTGGCGAAGACAGAGTTTGAGCCTTGTGTTCCAACTGTTCCTGCTGCTGCACCACCACCGCCAACGGTTACTGTGTAATTTGTTGCACTACTTAGAGACAATGCAGACTCTAAAGTTCCTAAGCCACCAGTTGCAGTAACGGTTGAGCGAAGTCCTCCTGCACCACCACCGCCAGCCTCATTTGTACTTCCACCGCCACCACCTGCGACTACAAGGTAATCAACAGTCAATGCCTGTGAAGGAGTAAATACCCCTGAAGCACCAAAGGCGTGATAGTAATAAGTAGAGTCAGAATAGATTGCTCCACCAGTCGCTTTAGGTGCAGGGCTTACACCTTCTGCGCGGATTCCATAAATACTGAATGTGGAGCCTGTTGCAAAATCAGCGGCACCTGCGATAACTTGTATTGTATCGATAGCGGCAGTACTTCTCCATAAATTTCCATAAATGCTAACCATATTGGTGCCACTATTGTTTCTGTTTATGATACTTTTATAGGTAGTAGTGTTTGAATAGTTCATAAAATTTGCTATTGCAGTTTGAGATGCAGTTGTTGATACTCCACTAGAATGAGAATAAGAAAATAATGCAGTAGTGTTATTGGAATTTCTTCCAGAGTTGGGAGTACTTGGGTATGTGTCTAAATATGTGTCGGAATAGTTACTTCCCGTATCTAGTGTTCCATTTCCTACTCTTAATGTTGCATATCTAACTCCAGTAGATACAAAAAAATAATTTCCAACTAAAACTAGGTCTGTATATCCTTGCGGAATAGCAGAGAAGGTCACAGAAGATGCAGAAGTAGCGAGTGTCTGCGTTTGAAGTGCGACATAAGTATTAGTAGCCATTATTTCACTCCATAAAGTGCAATTTGTGTGTTTACTGCAAAATTAATAAGATAAGTTGGGTCCATTACAAATGATATATTTGTGATTGCGGATGTATTCAACCACAACCCTGAGTAAAGTCCAACGGTACCACTACCGTTTCCATCTCCGATATTTAACGCTTTTAGTGTTTTATTTTTTGTTGTGCTTGAATAGTCAAGAATATCTACAATACCGACTTGGAATAAACTTGTATTAGACCAAGGGCTTTGTGTACCAGAGGTTAGGATGATATTTCCTCTATTGCCTGTCGCGGCGCCTGAAGCAACGCCACCGCTACCACCAGAGCCATTTCCAGTAAGCCTATGGTTAGTGTAATTCGCATCTGTTGTATCTCCGTTGAAGGCAATATAGGCACTTCCTGGATACCCACCTAAAGAGCCTGTTGCTTTAGCGTTATACCTCAGTTGTAAATGCTTGTACCCGCTAGGAATACCAGCAAAAGTAATTGTTGAAGTAGCAGTACCAACAGTTACAGATGCTAAAGCATCGTAAGAACCGAATGGACCAAGGTAAGGAGGCGCGGTTATAGCCGCGAATCCAGCACCATACGCCGCAGAAGCGCGACCAGCAATAATTGGCATAAGCCTACTCCTTTACGCGAACTTAGTTTGTGAGGCTAGTACCGTGAAGGTAGCGCTTCCTGTCTTGATAATAGTATAAACATAAGAATCAATAGATGAAGCGTTTCCTGCACTAAAGGCTGTTCCTGTAATGTACTTAGGAGTTACTGCGTTTCCATCAATAGTTAGAGCAGAACCGTAGTAAGCAGTTGCACCTTGAGTAACCAAGAAAACGATAGTAATTGAATCACCTGTTGTAAGTAAGGAGTTTAGCGTTGTTCCGCTATCTCCACGAACATTGAGTGTCCAGTTAGCGGTTGCGTTTGATGTGTAGTAAAGAACGCCTTGAGTATTGGTATCAAATTGAACTGTTGTAGCCGCCGCTGTAGCAGATACGGTCAATCTTTCTTCAGGAGACTGCAAGACTGGATACGAAGAAATAGCGTTGTTGATTGTTGGACTGGTAAGAGTTTTATTTGTAAGGGTATCTGTTGAAGAAGTAGTTACAACATTCACACCTTCGACAGCAACAACACCTGCTGAAACTCTTGAAATTGTTGTGTCGGTAGCATGACCTAACTCAACAGTACCTACGCCCAAAGCGGTTGAAGTTGAAGCAACCAAACCAGCAATAGGTAAGCCTGTTGTATTGGTAAGCGTTCCTGATGCTGGAGTTCCAAGCACAGGAGCAGTCATTATTGGGCTAGTAAGTGTTTTGTTTGTAAGAGTATCTGTTGTGGCTTTACCAACTAAAGTATCCGTAGCATCAGGAAGTGTGATTACTCGGTCTACTGTTGGCTCTCCAGCGCTTAGAGTTGTCTCAAAAGCATCTGCTGTGGTTCCTTCAAAAACAATAGATTGATTGAAAGAAATCTGTAATCCGCTTTGCTGACCTGTAAAAGTAGCATCGCTGATTGTTGGTGCTGTAAGAGTTTTATTTGTGAGCGTGGCAACTGCATCGGCTGTTACACCAGCGCCACCGTTGGTTGTAATTGCCATATTATGCTATCTCACTTCCGTATGCGTTGAACGAGAAACTTGTAGATGATGCGTAAACTGTTATTACATCTGAAGCATCAATTGTAAGCCCTAGGGTATAAGCCGTGGTTGTATTTGCTGAAATAGTTGCATCGTAAACAACATAGTGTTCAGTTGCTAGGGTCGCTCCATTTGGGCGAACTGCGATTCGATATGTGCCACTTGATGCCGCCTGATTACAGATGGTGATGGTTGAGATAACCGTCTGAGTTGATGCAGGGCAGGTGTAAAGCGTTGTGGCAGTAGTGGCTGATGGGTTTGATTGCCCAAGAACCTTGTAAGTAGTTGCCATGCGGTTATCCTCCGATGAGTAATAATGGACTAATAGTACCAGCCGAGTTATTTTGGGCTGTCGTAGCGCTTGCTGATGCTGAAGAAGCGTAACCCTGCGCCGAGGTTACGAATGATGTGATGTCTGTTCCTGAGATGTTATAGGTAGCCGCGGTGAGAGCCGTGTATGTGGCAAAGGCTGTGTCTAGCGCTGTGTATGTTGAATAAGCAGAATCAATGTACCAATATTGACCAGAGGCAGGGAACTTATCTGCTACTTGGTCAATAAGGACATCCAAAGCCGTAATGTTGGACTCAAGAGTATTCCAAGAAGTAAGGTCTACAGCCGCTACATAACTTTCATCTAAAGTTGGGTCTGGGCTAATATCTGCTAAATCTAGCGACCCTGAAGTGGTGTAAGGAATACTGATTTCATAAGTGCGCCCATTAGGGAACGACTCCTCAACGGTGTATACAAAAGGATTAGGAACTACATCTGGGTCATTAGTCGCAGGGATGGAGACTGAGAAAGAGCCTGAACTCAGAGGCACTACAACGCTAGATGGGGCAATCATCTGGTCATCTGTACCGTTACGCAAAACCTCAGAAATACTAAATCGAATTTGACCCTCAATCGGGGTGCCTTCAAAATCTACATAACTACCCGTGATTGTGACGGTTGTTAGATTTGGACCTAGAGCCATTACGCACCTACCAAGAAGAACAAATCAAATTTTTCAGCCACATAGGAATTTGCTGTATTCCTTGATGTAAGAGCGCTCGCTGTAGCCGTTGAAAGAGCGGTTGCATTAGTCGCGGCGGCATCTGTAGCCACTTCCAACTCAACCAAAAGGGCGTTAGAAGCGGTGTATTCGGCTATAGGTACATACGGTTCAGCCATCTCAGACCCCCATCATCATCAACTGATTAGTAGTAAAATTGGCAACTGCGCTTGCTGAGTTTGAAGCCTCTGTTGCATAGGCGAGGGCATTGCCTTCGTATGTAGAGGCATTGACAACAATCTCTCTCCTGCCGCTGGCATTGTTATAGCGGGTCAATAGAGCCTGATAACTGTCCACAGATACATAAGCGGTGGCATCAGCCTCAGAAAGCGCTGTAAGGAGGTCTGCAAGGTTCTGAGTGGTACTTGCAACGGAGATAGGTAGAGCAATCTGGAATGTACGACCCGAGGTAAAGTTTTCAACTATGGTGTAAACAAAAGGCTGGGGCGTTACATCTGTATCGCTGGTAACTGGCAGGGTAATAGTAAAAGAGCCAGTAGCATCCAAAGTCTTGACGATATGAACTGGCATAATGTGGACATTGAGAGTCTTTTCCTTGAGCATAGTCTGAGGTTCAAAAGTGATTGAGCCTCGAACTGGATTGCCCAGTAAATCCACATAGGTACCAGCAACCGTTACGGTTGAAAGAGATGCTGGTAGTGCCATGATTTATGCGCCTTGACGAAGTACATTTACGGTCTGTGTGCTTGAAGCAACTACGCCGTAAAGTTTTTCACCATCTTGCATTTCAACTGCCATATCAGTTCCGCCAGCAAGAGCGAATCCATAAGATGTTGTTGTTACGCCTTCTCCACCCAGATAGACGGTAGCACCCGCCGCTGGAACTTGAACTGAAACTGTCTGACCATCTTTACCAGCATAGTTAGACGAAATTTGTGTGGCTGTTGTGCCTACTGATACGCGTTCGTGTGTAATTGCCATGATGCTCCCTTAGAAAAAAAGAGGGTGACTCATTTTACTGAATCACCCCCTTTTCAATTACTTGGAGGCGACTGCTTTCTTCGCCTTTGGTTTTTCAACTGTTTCAACCTCTGGCTCGGCTTTTGGCTCTGCCTTTGGCTTTACTACTTCATCAAGAATCTTGATATAGCGACTGCGGTTTAGAGCCTTTGCGTGTTTCCATCCCTTGACATCAATGATGTCTCCAGATTTCAATAGGCGACCATCAACCACCATATTTTTTAGAATTTGTGCGTTCATATTACGCAGTCATGTCAATCCATACATAAGAGAATGTACGGGCTGTGTCGTTGATTGCTGAAGCAGTTGGATTGTAAAGATAAATCGAAACTGTGTCCGCCGCTGAGATAGCCGCTCCACAGAAAATCAAATCATCATTTAGGTCTGCTGGTGGGTTTACGATAATAATGTCAGTTGTCTTAGCACCTGTAAGAGTGAAAGTAACTGAACCGCGAGATACTGTTGCGATTGAAGCAGGGTCTACTGATGCTGTACCAAAATCTAGTCCATACACCATGTCGCCAGTTGAACCTTGAATAGCACCAACTGAAACTTCACCGCGAGAAATACGATTTACTTGAGGCATTTATTTTCCTTTTCTAAGAAAGAAGGGGAGAGCCTTTTCAGACCCTCCCCTTCACTCAACCTAATTATGCAACGATTGTGGACCAGAAGTAACCGAGGTCTGCCCCGATTACCTTGTTATCAAATGCCATTTCCGCTTCAATGCGGTCTGACTTGATTGACTCCATGCGGAACTGTGAAGTTCCAACAGTCTGTCCGAGACCACCTGAAACACCTGTCCAAGCGAATGTGTAACCCGCTGAAGGTGTAAGAAGTCCTGGATTTGGAGCAACATGTGTAAGAAGTGCGCCCTTGCCGAAAGCAAAGCCGTAAGCCTCAGATGCACCCTCGTTGTTAGTAGCCTTTACAGCCTTTGCAACCATTACGCGTGGGATGTCAAACATCGCGCCAAGCATGTCAGTTGTGATTGTCTGTGAAGATGTGTACTTGATGCGGTCTACCAAGTCTGGGTGGTTCTTTAGTGACTTGAATACATCGTATCCGAGAACGAGTGTGTTTGCTTCCATTCCTGTGTTTCCAAGAATTTCTGCCTTTGCTGTTTCGATGTCAGCAATTGGGTCTGATGATGCGTAGTCTGACCATTGCTTTGTCTGACCTGTTGATGGAGTACCAGCAACACCAGTTACATCGTCTGCCCATACGCCTGTTGTGAAGAAGTCAGTTACGAACTGAAGTTCACGGCGAAGCATTAGACGGCGTGTAACGAACTCTGTTGCCTCACGGAGAGGGTTCAAAGGTGAGTCTGCGTTAGCAAGTGTCTGGTCATCTACATCTTTGTGGAAAGCCCATACATCTGCTGAGTATGTGCTTGTTGAGAGGTTGTAACCTCCACCAGCGGATTCAGTTCCTGGTGCGCGGCGTTGAGCCTCGTCACGGAACCAATCGTTCTTGGTGTATGTGAAGTATTTGTCAGACTTCTTATCCACAGGAATTACTGGGAATACCTTGTCTGCGATGAAGTTGTCCTGATTCTGCAAGTACGCAACAGAGATGTTGGTAAGGATTGCATCAATATGGACTGAATTGATATTTGGCTGTGGCATTTTTAGTTATCCCCCTTATGCCGCACGGTGCGGAGCCGCACAGTTGATTACTGCTGTGACGATGTTTGCATCCGCCGCAGATTCGGTGATTAGTGTGCCAACGACATACTTGGTTGTATCTGTTCCTGCAACTAAAGCAACTGCCTTACCTGCTGATGATGTACCAATCTGTGCGCCTTCTGAAATTGCCGCACCAGCGACAACTTTAGTTCCTCCGACAACAAGCACTTCTGCTTCCTGTCCTGAAGTTGGAGCGTTCTGTAGAACGCCAATTGGAATATCAGTCGCGGCTGCGGCTGCAATAGCCTCACCTGATGAATTCAACTTGACGAATGTGTACTGCTTAGCGGAAAGGTCGGCACCTGCAACGAGGGTGACCTTTACCGAGTAATTACTGATTTCGTATGCCATGGTTATGCACCCTTTTCATTACGGTATTGGACATAAAGTTCAGGATTGGAAGATGCGGCACTAGCGAACGCTTGTTCGAAAGATTTTGCATTTCCTTCCTCAACTGCCGACTTAGCCAAGGCAGTCAAACGACTGTAGGCATCGCCTGTAGTGAAGTCTGCTGATTTCCCGATTTCAGCAAAAATGTTTGCTGATTCAGCCTGAGCATTTACAGATGTGAGGATTTCCTCTACTGACTTTGCTAGGTCTGCATCAACTGTGGACAAGCGGCGTAGCGCTGGTCCGACCTTCTCTGCATCAAGATTCAAGTTTGAAAATCCCTTTGCCTTTTCAATAGCATCTGCATCAGCCTTGGCTTCGCGCTCCTTGCGGAGTTCTTCAGTTGCGGTTTCTGCTTGCTTTTTGAAATCTTCAATCATTTTGACGACTGACTCAGGAGCGGACTTCAAGAAATCCTCAGAAGCATCTTCA